TCAACAATCGCTGCTGTTGCAGCATCTCCATTCCTATTCGCTGGTGCAGCTTTTGCTGGTCCATATGTGAATGTTGAGTCAAACCTTTCTTATCCTGATGGAGACTATTCATCTGCAGCTACTGATATCCATATCGGATATGAGGGCGTTGCTTCTGAAGGTAAGGTTGCCTACTATGTACAAGGTGGTCCTTCACTAAACCATAGTGATGCTACTGACGATACAGAAACAGAACTTTCTGGTAAGGTTGGTGCTTCTTATGCTCTTGCTGAAGCTACTGATGTATACGGAGAGATCTCTGGTGCTACTAATGGTGAAGACGCTGCTGGCGACACCGTTGTAGATTGGGGTGCTAAGGTTGGTCTTAAGTTCACATTCTAAGTCGAACTGAATATCTAAATAAAGGGTATCTTCGGATACCCTTTTTTATTTTCTAATTACATATGAATTTTACAGTCTATTCAAAGGATGGTTGTCCCTACTGTTCTCAGGTAAAGCAGGTCTTGTCTGCTAAAGGTTTATTGTACGTTGATTATAAATTGGGGGTTGACTTTGAAAGAGAAGCGTTCTATGATCAGTTTGGTGAAGGATCAACATTCCCTCAAGTCGTTTTAAATAACGAAAATCTTGGTGGATGTAGTGATACTGTTAAATACCTTCGAGAAAAGAACCTTATCTAATGGAAGAATTTTACGACCTTGTTGAACATGCTATTGATTGTGCTTTTGAAAAGGAGATGTACCTATTCAAATGTTACGATTATCTTAAGCATAATAAGGCAACTCGTAAGCAAGTGAAAGAATTTATTGATTCTAGTACAGCAAAAGAGTTAGCTCTCTTAGTGTATGATCTAGAACAATATATTAAAGGTGGTTCAGACAATGAACACTGCCAACTTAGAGAAGCATATGGTCATTTAGGCAAACCAAGAGCAAGAAAGTTACGAAAGTATCTTCATGGTATACTGAGTGATGCATGGCAATATGAACTGGATCGAAAACCAGGTCGTAAGAAACTCTCTAAATAAAAATAGCTGCGGAGAAAAACTATGGAACCAATCATTATTGCTCTGGTTGTTTTAGTTGTTATAGGAGCATTTATCCTTGGGGTAACTGTTTCTTGGTTAGCAAAGGGGTACGTAGAAGACTACGTTGAAAACGCTGCCTATGCTAGAGCAGTTATACATCCTGAAATGATGGATGCTAATGGTAATATAATTCATGACGAATTAATTTACCTACGTAAAGAAACTGAATTAGATGATGACACTGAGGATTAATTATGCCAGCAAAATCAATTGAAAATAGTAATCCTAGATTACTTATTAGTGAGGTCTTGAGAAAGGTCTCTAATGCAAAAACTAAAGCAGAGAAGATTGCTCTACTACAGAAGCATAACTCACAAGCTCTAAGATCTTTATTGATTTGGAACTTTGATGAGAGTGTTATCTCTATGCTTCCTGAAGGTGATGTACCTTACACACCTAATGATGCACCAGTAGGGACTGATCACACTCGTTTAGAACAGGAATACAAAGGGTTCTATCGCTTTGTAAAAGGTGGTCAAGATAGTTTGAAGTCACTTAAGCGTGAGTCAATGTTTGTTCAGTTGCTAGAAGGTTTAGCAGAAGAAGAGGCAGAGTTGTTATGTCTTATTAAAGATGGTAACTTAAACTCAAAGTATAAACGTATTACTAAAGCAGTAGTAACAGAAGCATTTCCTGCTATTGAATGGGGTAATAGATCGTGAGTGATATTCGAGTCTTACATGAAGACTGTGATCCAACACTTGCAAATAATAAAAAATTACCCTATAGTGCTTACATAGTAGAGTATAAAAAAGAAGATCGTATTGCTTACGATATTTCTATGGCAAGTAGTCAAGTACTACTGTTCGATCATTACTATGATAAGTACAAAAAAGATTTTAAAAACTTTAAACAAACTGCAGGTATTATTAATCCAACATTATGGAACCCACCAAAGAAAGCAAAAGCACCCAAAAAACCAAAGACAAAATGAGTGTATACTTTCAGAAGAAAGAACATCTCTTAGATGAAAAGAAGAAGGAAGTAAATGATATTAAAAGGGGTGCTGAAGCAGCAGCCAATTTTATCAGACCATTAGTTCTTATGTTATTATGGAACTGGATAATGCCAGGTTTATTTGGACTAGCAACCATTGGATACTTACAAGCCTTTGGTCTTTATATAATGTCTCGTATTTTATTTAATCATGAGGATGTAAATTACGATGAGTAAAGTATCATTGGTCTCTGTGACTCCTGATGCAGAGAAAACTATTGGTTATGTTGCTAGGGTATCTAACCCTAAGAATCAGGACAATCCAAAGGTTGCTGGACTATTAAAGTATTGTATTAAACATGGACACTGGAGTGTCTTTGAGCAAGCACACATGACTGTAGAGATATCAACTACAAGAGGTCTTGCTGCACAGATATTAAGACATAGATCATTTACATACCAAGAGTTCTCTCAGAGGTATGCTGACAGTAGTATGCTTGCTAAAGAGATTCCACTACCAGCATTACGCAGACAGGATGATAAGAACAGACAGAATAGTATAGATGATATAGATCCATTAATGCAACAAGACTTTGAGATTAAAATGCAAAGACATTTTGTTGATGGAATGAAGTTATATAAAGAGATGCTTGATGCTGGTATTGCTAAGGAGTGTGCAAGATTTGTACTACCTCTTGCTACACCAACTAAATTGTATATGACTGGGAGTATACGTTCGTGGATTCACTACATAGATTTACGTTCTGCACATGGAACCCAAAAGGAACACATGGATATTGCAGAAGCAGTAAGGGGAATATTCATAGAACAATTCCCTATCACTGCTGAAGCATTAGAATATGTACACACCAAATAACACATACCAGAGATGCCTACTTACGATTTTATTAATACGGAAACAGGTGAGGTTACTGAACACCGTATGTCGATGACTAAACTTGATGAGTTCAAAGAAGAACATCCAGAGTTAGAAAGATACTTTGGAAACCAAGCAACTTCTGCTACTTATGGTAAACCTAAATCCTCTGACGGATTTAAGGAAGTCATGTCTAAAGTACAGGAGGCTCATCCCCTTGCAAACCTGAGTAGATTCACATAATGCCAAGAGCAAAGAAGAAATCCAACGGTAATGGTACTCCACCAATTCAACCGATGTCTAAGAAGATGATGAAGAGAAAGAAACCTATTGATAGGTCATACATGACCGAGATCAAACCTCTTACTGATAATCAAACAATTGCCTTCGATGAGTATAAGAAAGGTAAGAATCTTCTGTTGCATGGTGCTGCTGGTACAGGTAAGACATTTATTATGCTTTACCTGGCATTACAAGAGGTACTAGATGATACTTCACCTTACGATAAGATATACATTGTAAGGTCACTAGTACCTACTAGAGAGATTGGTTTTCTTCCTGGCGATCATGAAGATAAGTCATACTTATATCAAATACCTTACAAGAATATGGTGAGGTATATGTTTGGTATGCCTGATGATAATTCATTTGAGATGTTGTATGATAATCTAAGATCTCAAGAGACCATTGACTTCTGGAGTACTTCATTCATTAGAGGTACTACATTAGATAATGCTATTGTAATAGTTGATGAGTTTAGTAACTTGAATTTTCATGAATTAGATAGTATAATAACAAGAGTAGGTGAAGACTCTAAGATTATGTTCTGTGGTGACATCACTCAGACAGATCTAACAAGAGAAGCAGAGAAGTCTAAGATATCAGACTTCATACAGATCCTTCAGGAAATGAAGGACTTTGCTTGCATTGAGTTTGGCATAGAAGACATCGTAAGATCTGGTCTAGTCAAACAATACTTAATAACAAAATACAATCTTGGTTTCTAATGAGCTTTACCTTTGTTGATGATCCTATCGTACCGATAGAAGTTGAACCAATTAATAAGGATGGAGTAAGATTCTATCCTATTCCTGGTGCGGATAAATACTATCCGAGTGTTACCTCAATCACATCGTTTAAGAACGCAGCATTCTTCGCAGGTTGGAGAAAGAAAGTAGGTGAGCATGAGGCTAATCAAATCACTGCTAGAGCAACTCAAAGAGGTACTGCCTTCCATAGTATTACTGAAGATTATATTAAAGATAAATTAAATCTTGAAATATACTTGGAAAATAATCCATTATCTGTTAGAATGTTTCAGTCGGCAAAGACTACTCTTGACCGCATTGATAACATACACTGTTTGGAAACTTTCCTATACTCACATTACCTTGGACTTGCTGGTCGTGTAGACTGCATTGCAGAGTTTGATGGTGAGTTAGCAGTAATTGATTTTAAAACCTCCACTAAAGAAAAACAAGAGGACTGGGTTGAACATTACTTTGTTCAAGAGACTGCATACGCAGCGATGTTCCTCGAACGTACAGGTATTGAGGTAAAGAAAATTGTCACACTCATTGCGGTTGAAGATGGATCTATACAAGTGTTTCAGAAATACAATCTTGATGACTATCTACAATTACTTAAGTCCTACATTGAAGAATTTGTTAGGGGAAAGAATGCCTAAAGAAAATTTACTTGAAGATAAATTCTTAACTCCAACCAAATTCTCTGCAGAGATTGAAAGGTTGGTACATAAAAGCAGTGGTCTCATTACTTACATTGAAGCAGTAGTAACTTACTGTCAAGAGAATGAGATTGAAATAGAAACTGTACCAAAACTTATGTCAAAACCATTAAAAGAAAGACTGAAGCATGAAGCTCAACGTCTTAATTATATGAAGCAAACAACTAAAGGAGTCTTACCCTTATGACAAAGGCAACGTTCTTTGAATCAGACCAAGTTCAGGAAAATTTAAATGATATATTTAATACTTATCATGAGATAGCTTCTATGACTAATCATCTTCATAAGATGGATGTAGAAGCAAGAATTGAACACATTGATAAGTGTAAAGTGTTGATAGATAAACAAAGAAATTTTTATACTAGGTTAACTTTAGCATCTAAAGAAGATGCTGAGGCAGCAGACATGAGGGTAAGGATTGATGCTTTGTCTCAAGCATTTGGATATGCTAGTCTCTTGGACTGCATGGATGCTATGCTCGTTACGTTAGGAAGAGCAGAAAAAAGTCAATCAGAACGTGATTGACAATACCTAAATAGTATGCTACGATTACACAGTAGCATTAATACACACAATACGGAGAATACGATTATGTCATTTGCTTCACTAAAGAAAGCTGCCTCTGCTGGTAGCACTCTTAGTAAACTGACACAAGAGATAGAAAAACTAAACCAACCTCAAGGTGGTGGAGGTGCTGATGAGCGTCTTTGGAAACCTGAGTTGGACAAATCTGGTAACGGTTATGCTGTTATTAGATTCCTTCCTGCTCCAGACGGAGAGGATATGCCTTGGGCAAAGATCTGGTCACACTCTTTCAAGGGTCCTGGTGGTCAGTGGTACATCGAGAACTCTCTTACTACTATAGGTAAGGATGATCCCGTTGGAGAACTGAACAGAGAACTCTGGAACAGTGGTCGTGAGTCTGACAAAGCAACTGCTAGAGTACAGAAGCGTAAGCTTTCTTATTACTCTAACATCTATGTTGTGTCAGATCCTGCACATCCAGAGAATGAAGGTAAGGTCTTCCTTTATAAGTATGGTAAAAAGATCTTCGATAAACTTGTCGAAGCAATGCAACCTGCTTTTGCTGATGAGACACCACTTGATCCATTTAATCTATGGAAAGGTGCTGACTTTAAGGTTAAGATTAGAAAGGTTGATGGATATTGGAACTATGATAAGTCAGAGTTCGCTGCACCTGCAACGTTAGGTGGATTTGATGATGGTGAATTAGAGGAGATCTGGAAACAGTCTTATTCACTTGCTGAGTTTGAAGCTGCTAAGAACTTCAAAACTTATGAGCAATTGAAGTCAAGATTGAATTTGGTATTGGGTAAGAATGCTACCCGACCAGCACCAGTTGCTGTTGATGAGAGTGAAGAGGAAGTAGTACCTGCTAATTGGGGTAAAGAAGTATCGGATTTCAGAGAAAAAGTGGGTGCAACAACACCTTCTGTTTCAGCATCTGAAAGTGATACCCTCTCATACTTTCAATCATTAGCAGAGGAGGACTGATTATAAACTGGCACAAGGAGGACTTAATATCCTCTTTGTGCTGTTATAATAAGTATATTAACAAGAGAATTATGAAACTAGCACCATTATTATTGTTCCCATTTCTGATTGCTGGCAGTGCTCAAGCGTACGAGTCACAACCAGGCTGGTCTTCATCGAGAAAATGTATACGCAAAGAATATAGAGAAGAGTATGTTCCTGGTACAGCAAACAGTCCAGGATATGTTAAGTCATGGCATGATACTATTGAAGTACCATGTAGGCCATGGAGATCATCACAACCTAGAGAACCAAGACCAATCTATCAAAGACCACCATCACCTGACGGTAATGAGTGTAGTGAAGGAGCAGTTCTTGGTGGTATTTTAGGTGGAGGTGCTGCTGCAGCACTATCTCAAGGAGATGGACGTTGGTGGGCAATCCCTCTTGGAATTGTCAGTGGTAGTGTGATAGGTTGTGATATTGATGGAGGGTAATCCATGACAGAAGAGAAGATCAAAAGTCTTTGTTATACTAAAGAAGAAGTTGATCTTATGATAGAGGCTGCTGTTGCTGAAGCAAGAGCAATAGATGAAGAGTCTATGCGTAAACATAACCGAGATGCTACTATTATTAGTATGATTCTCGGTTTTACTTGTTTGGCATTGTTTTTAGATGGCACACTAAGGTTACTTGGTATTATCCCACCTTTTCTGGACATAGATATAAGTATAGTTGATAAGATTGCAGAGAAAGTAGAGACTGAAGTCCTTCCACTAGTACAAAAAATACCGAGATTTTAAATGAACGTTTATGATGATTTTCTTCCACAGAAGGAAGCAGGTGCTATACATTCTTATATAATGGGAAGTCATTTTCCTTGGTTTTATTCATCAGAAGATCCATCATGTAAGTATGAGCATGTTTTTTATTCTGCTAAGGGTGAGAACCCAGAACCAGATAGAGAAATTGCTGCTGGTACATGTTTGATATTAGATCCTTTGATGGCTGCATTAAAAGTTTCTAAACCATTTGTTGTTAAAGCAATCTCTATTGCAAATACAGATAGTATAATACAGCAAGAGTATACTACTAGTACAAGAAAGACTGCAATTTATTATGTTAATAGTAATGATGGAGTACTTGAAATTGCAGATAGTAATACCTCATATTCATCGGAGAATATAAAGGTTGAGAGTCTTGCTAATTCTATTGCAGTATTAGATGAAGGAATTAAGTACAGAGGATCTACTTGTACTGATAAAAAAAGAAGAGTTTTTATACGTGTGGAGTATGAAGAGCAACCATATAAAATGATAAGAGTCGATAAATAACTGTTACGCAAAACTTAAATCATTATAAAAAAACCCCCTTTATGGGGGTTTCCTAATATAAAATAGTATGTAGAATTCAACACAATCTAATGTCAGGCGATAATCTTCATGGTGCTCAACCGTCTAAGTACTATACCAAATACGGAAAAGAAACATTAAGTAAATATTGCGAAGCATCCGTTGCAATGGATGAAATTAAACAGTCTAGGTGGATCGATACAAATTATATCCTAGAGATTGAAACTATGTTTGTTAACGCACGGTACAGGACAGGTAGTCCCATGCAGGAATAAAGAGGGGGGGTCATATATTATTCAACTTTTTATTCCCAGATAAGTGGAAAAAAAACTCGGCACATTTTTTCGTGTGTAGGGTTTTTTTAATATGAGGCAGTTGCTGCATCACCACCATCAAATGTTTGAGTTGTAGTGGTGGTATCAGTTGTAGTGTTAGAACTAGTTGTATCTGTTGTAGTGTCAGTAGTGGTGCTTGTTGAAGTTGAAGTTGTAGTAGTTGAGGATTCACCAAGTTTTATAGTTGAACTTCCAGGACCGTTATCATAAGATACTATAGTTCCAAGTTGGCTTAAGGATATTGTTTCTGAACCAGAAACGTATCCTTTTGTATTTAAGAATCTTTGTGCAACACTCAAAGGTGTAAATTTATCATTTTCATCATCTAACTCTCTATGATCTTCATACATCAATAATTCATCAATTTCACTTTCTATTTTGTTAATTAGACCTTGAGTAGGAATTCTAATAAATCGCTTTTTATCATTTAAGTTAGATTCGTGTTCATAGTTACTTACTGGATATATTGATTCTTCTTTGGTTTTTATTGTTCCATCAGGAAGTTTTGCTCTAAAAGTTTCATTAACTTCATGTCCTCTTTCAACAACTGTAATATCTTCAAATCCTGCTTGCTCCCATATTACTTCACGTGTTTCCCAATGGTGTAAATCATCTGGATCGGTATCATATTTTTCATTTACATAAGCTTGTAGATCTGATTCCCTTCTAGGCCATTGTTCGTAAATATCAGTTATGTTATTTACTATAAGAATTAACCAATCCATATAAGCAGTACCACATACAGCTTCTGCAACTTGTTCTGGTCTTACACCGTCTTGTAACGTTTGTAATTCAAATTGAGTTACATATTTGTCTATATCTTCTCTTAGTATAACTCGTCTGAAGATATTTTTGACAAGATCATGGTTAAATCCATCATCATCTGTGATACCTTTTCCAACATATACGTTTGGTAAGTGAGAAAAATAAGACATAATTAATATCCCTGTGTGCAGTTATCTGCTGTAAGTAGTGTTACTTCTGTAAATGATAAGTTCATAATAACTGCTGGTACACTTAATGACCTGATTGTAGGGTCATTAGCAGAATCCTTTGCAATTCTTTTTAATGCATTATATTGATTATCTGGAGTATAGTTAACAGTGATATTACTACAGACTGAAGGCATTATTCTAAAATGTAGATTTGGTTGTAGAACTGCTTGTTCAATTGCTGGATCTGCTGCTAAACGTACAAATTCTATTTCAAATTTATTTGGGATGGAGAAGAATCTTCTTTCCTCTGCTGCACTTTTTATAGCACTATTACCACCTAAAATACCTGATTTTTCACTATTTCCAAAGAGGTTTTCCCATGAGGTTTTACTTTTATTATATCTTTCTTCAACTCCCTCTCCATCTTGATTAGCATATCTTGCTTGCCCATCTGCATAAGGCATTCCAGATAATATATCACCTCTTTGATATCTTGGATGAGCACCTGCTTTAAAATAATGTATAATTTCTTCTATTGTTTGTGCTTCTTGAGGATCTCTAGCAAACATTTTGAAACTAAAGTTATGCGAACGGAAACTCATATTATTGAATATTTGTTCCGTGTAGGGGTTAAATATTCTTCCCCTTGTCATTGATTCTAGAGATTGCTTATCAACACTACCTTGCAGTCCCATCATACCACCAATACTATTAACTGCTGATGTTAAAGTACTTGAGAGGAATTCTGGAGCAGATGCTCTTGCAGCGTCTTGAAGGGTATTGGTTAAAGCATTCATATCATCAAAACCACTACCACTAGCACCACCTGCTGCCCCTAGTGCTACACCACCAACCCCAAGATCTATTTGTCTATAATTAGCAGCGTATTGGGTAGTTAATTGCGGAGGCATTGCGAGATACACCGCTTGAGGTGCTTGAACGTACTGTTTCTCAGCTTCACCGTAATTATATAAGGAGTTCATCTCCGTTTTGTTATTATCATCAAATTTTATTCTATATTGCTTAAATCGCACATAGTCAATAGCTTCTGTTCCACCCCAAGAATCGGGATTATCAGGATCAGATGGAACTGGTGGTCTTAATGGATAAGTATATATCCCATTTCCATTTCTTACAGGCATTAGTTTACTACGCTAAATATTATAGTGATCATATATTTTATTTATGCGGTCTAAACGATATAAACAGGGTCGTTATAAATTAACACGACCTTCAAAGTATAGGGGTGACCCAAATAATGTATGGTATAGGTCATCTTGGGAACTTAAATTCATGTTATTTTGTGAGAGAACTCCCCATGTCACTGAATGGGGTAGTGAGGAAATAAAAATTCCTTACATTAAACCATCTGACGGAAGAGTTCATCGTTATGTACCTGATTTTTATATGAAAATGGGTGGTCAAAAGTATATTATCGAAGTTAAACCCGAAAGGGAAACAAAAGAACCTGTAATGAGAAAGTCTGCAAGGGGTAAAAGAACTTATATTACTGAAGTTCTTACCTATGCTATTAATAAAGCAAAATGGCATGCAGCAGATGATTTTTGTAAAGATAGGGGATTGATTTTTAAAATAATTACCGAAAGGGAGTTAAAAGTCTAATGTTTGGATTAGCAATTTTAGCAACGTTGGTTGGAGCAGTAGCTGCTGTTGTTTCTAGTGGCAATGGTTCTGGCAGTGGAGGTGGCGGTGGATCATCAGGTGGTGGTGGAGCTGGAAATAGCACTGCTGGTGGTAGTAATTCCAGTACTGCTACTAGTGGTAATACTTTGGGTCTGAATAATTCTTCATGGGATGTGACACAGGATTCAGTTCCTTCACCTGGTGCTGCTCAGTATCCAAAACTAAATGAATTCGTTTCTTTTTCTCTTAAAAACGAAGATTACACCCCTTCATATACAAACCTTTGGTCTTTTCATATAGCAACACCACCTATATTACAGAATGTTATAGGATTCAATAATGCTCAATCAGACGACAATTTAGCTGTAACTCAGAATAGTGTTGGACAACCTGGAGGAAATTTTGTTGCTGAATTAGGAAATCTTAGAAATGCTTTAAATTATTATTGTCAAACAGTAAATGTTCCTAGTAGACAAGCGACAACTGGTGGTTTGGTTAATATTGGTGCTGCTCAAAAATATGCTACAGGACAAGCATTTAGTCAAATAAGTGCAACCTTTATAATGCCTAGAAATCAGCATACAAGAAATTTCTTTGAACGATGGTTGCAATTAATGGCTCCAGATGCAAATCAATATACAGAATTTTATAATTTTTATGTTTCTCCTAAAATATCAATTTATAAGTGGGAAAGAAAAGCAGGTGGAAATTTACCAGATGGATTTGCCGATCATGTAGCTACTGGTGGATCTGCAAATACTAGTATAGCTGCAAGTAGATTATATTCTTTAACTGGATGTTGGCAGTTGTGGAAAGCGTTTCCATACAATATTGGTGGTATACAATTAAATAATGACCGTGCAAGATCTATGACATTAACGGTTGGATTTTATTTTGAAAGATATAGGTTTTTCCCTGCTCAATTTTCAAAAGTGGATGAAATTGGACCTCGGAAGGATATTACTATTCCTCGTGATTCTTCATTTAATGCTGCAGTGGATGATGCAAGTCTTCTCCAGCATCGAATTGCAAGTACAGTTAATCAATTACTAGTCACTTAGCCTCATAAATATAATTACTGAATTGAATTCTATATGGCATTACCAAAGCTGAATGTACCTAAGTACAAATTGAAACTGCCTTCTGATGGCAGAACTGTGAATTACAGACCATTCTTAGTCAAAGAAGAAAAATTGTTGCTATTAGCAACTGAAACAGGAGATCAAGCCGATATTATTAGAGCTATTAAGACTATCATTACTGAATGTACTGATATTCATGATATTGATGATCTTCCTACATTTGACATTGAATTTGTTTTTCTTCAGATTCGTACAAAATCTGTTGGTGAAGCTGTTGATGTGTCCGTTGTTTGTCCTGATGATAACGAAACTCAGGTTGAGGTTAAAATACCTTTAAATGAGATAAAAGTTACTAAGACAAAAGGTCATAAAACAGATCTAAAACTTAGTCCTGAGATTATTCTAACTATGGGATATCCTAGTTTGGATAATTTTGTTAAGATGAATTTCTTGGGTGAAGAACCTGGAGTTGATCAAATATTTAAGATGGCTGCTTCATGTGTAAGACAAATCTCTGATGCTGAAGAAGTATACGAAGCTTCTGATAGTACCGAAGAGGAGTTAGTTGAGTTCTTTGATCAATTGAGTAGTAAGCAGTTTCTGATGGTTCAAAATTTCTTTGAAACTATGCCTAAACTGTCTCATACTGTTAAGGTTACTAATCCAAAAACTAAGGTCGAAAGTGATGTAGTACTTGAGGGTCTAGCTAGTTTTTTCGGATAGCTCTTCTCCATACAAGTCTCCAAACTTATTATGAAGTAAATTTCTCCTTAATGCATCATCATAAATGGTCAATTGATACAATTGATAATTTAATGCCTTGGGAGAAAGAAGTTTATATGAATCTTTTGGTCGGATTCCTTAAGGAAGAAGAGAAAAGAATGAAGGCACAACAAGCAACAGAGAAGAGACAATACGGTGGCTACTAAAGTTAACCCCTATAAATTAGTCAGTGTAACTGGAGCATCTGGTAAGGCAACTCCTGCGGTTCTTGCAGCCAGAAAAGGAATATATGCTAAAAATAGGTTAGGTCTTACTGCATTTTCTGTTGGAAGTTTAGCTGGGTCGTTAAGAGATATTGCTATATCTAATGTTAAACTTGATGTTTTAGAAAAAAGATTAGCACGTAGAAAGAGTCAAAGAGAGAGAGACCAAGAAGCAGAAGATTTTGCAGAAATGCAAAAACTGACTGATGATAAGAAGGGAAAAGTACGAAAACCGACTAAGAAGGAGAAAAATAAATTTGGTAAGATATTTGGTTGGATGGGAGAACTCTGGGGTCCTATTGCTAAGTTTATAGTAAGACTTCTTAGTTTTTATGTCATACAAGACCTATTAAAATGGGTTGGAGATCCAGATAATAAGGAAAAATTACAAGTATTTGTAGAAAAATTTGTATTCGTTGTACAGAAATTATTTGATTTTGCCAAGTGGATAATTGGTGATAATATACTGGATGGGTTAACAGGTCTTATTAGTGGTAAGGATGAAGATGGTAATCCTATAGGATTCATAGGTCAAGTTAAGAATTTAGGTAAGCTTTTATTTGGTTTTATTAGTTTACGATACTTACTCAATCCTTTTGCACTAATTGGTGATATTGTAGGTCTGTTAGACTTTATAATGAATTGGAGGGTTCCTGATTTTGGTAGAGGGAAAGGACCAAATAGAATAAGGGGACCAAAAGGAAAAAATCAGATAAAATTTAAGAAGAAGCAAAGTAAGTGGTGGCAGTTCTTTAAGAAAAAGAAAACTTCAGTTACAAGAGCTGCAGATTCTTATAGAAGATTTATTAAAGGTACTTCTAATTTTGGAGATAGGTTAAGATTACTCCGTAGAGGTCAAATAGGTTTAAGGGGATTATTTAAGAAGGGTGCAAGGGGTGATGATCTTTTAAAGGCTAAGCAGTGGAAAATTCCAAAAGGGATTCGTGAGTTTCCAGGTAAAGCAAAGGATTGGTTTGGAGCAAAAACAAAACCAATTATCAATTCATTTAGAACTAAGATTGATGATTTAAAAATAGGAGAAAAGTTAAGGAAACTTCCTGGACAAATTGGTGATGGTATTAAGTCGAATCTTGGTAAGACATGGAAGAATATTAAGGGTCTGAAAGATAGTAAAGTTGTAAAGGGTGCTCTGGAACTTGGGACAGAAATATCCAAGAGAGCAAGAGGGATGTTTAATACTGCTGTACGAAACACTGGAAGAGGTGCTAGAGCGTTTGGTGGTTGGGCTGGAAGAAACTTAAAGCGTATATATCATCTTCCTGGTAAGATTGAGAAGGGATTAAAATCTAAAATATTTGGTCCAATTTACAAAAAGTTTATTAAACCTGTAATTGGTGCAGTTGGTAGTGCTGGTAATAAGTTATTAGGAGCAATTAATAAGGTTCCTTTCATCCGCAAGATGACCGAGGCACTAGGGAAGAGGGGTATAACTTGGGGATCATTTGGAAAATTTACTGGAAGATGGGGTAGAAGATTAAATGCTGCATTACCTTTTATTGGTGGTTTAGGTAATTTCTATTTCAGTAAAGTAGCATTTGATGGTGGTGATAATATAGGTGGAATATTAGAAGGAATAGCTGGTGCGTTAACTATTGGTGGTGGTATTAGTACTGCAACTGGTGTTGGTGCTACTTGGGGTGGTCCAATGATAGCACTTGGAACTGCTCTTGATGCATACTTACTTGCTAGAATTCTTCCTGGAATTGGTCCAGCTATTCTGCAGTGGGAACAGGATGGCGGTCTCATGCAGATTATACCTGGTTTAACAGGTTTAGTAGATAGAATGACTGGTCAGATTGGTCCTTCTGCTCAGAAGAAATCTAAGGAAGTTGATAAAATACTTGCTGGAAAGGATGTTGATGATGATAAGGTTGATGCCAGTGGTAGTGGTATATTAGGAACAATCAGTAGTGATGCTACTGATATGGTTAATGCTGATAAGGAGATTAAAAAACAACAGGAGAAAAAGAAAAGAGCTTGGTGGGATTTTCTTGGATGGGCTGGAACTGGTAAAGAAGATGATCCTGAGAAAAAGGTTGAAACTGCAACTCCACAGAAAGTAAGTAGTAGTAGTAAAGTTAGTTCTAGATTTGATGTTAAGACAGGGAAAGGGTATATAAACGGAAAAGAAGTTTCGATGGATGAATATACCAAATACCATAACATGTCTATGCAAGAGAAGTTACGTCGATATGGTAATGGTAAAGATGGTGGTAGTGATGATGATAAAAAGGAAGAAAAGAAAAAACCTTGGTGGAAATTCTGGGGTGGTGGTAATAAAGAAACGAAATCGAAAGGTAGTAGTAGTGGTATATTAGGAACAATCAGCAGTGATGTTGATGATATGGTTAATATGCCCAAAAAGAAAGAAACCAAGAAACCTTGGTGGAAATTCTGGGGTGGCAATAAGCAAATAGGTGGCTCGTTGTCATCCACGTATAAAGGTCAGACTATTAGTGGATATGGTAAGATTCCACAAGCGAACTTCTTTAAGGGTATCATTGATTTTGTTAAAAAACCTTTTGAGTGGGTTGCTGGTGCAGTGGATACAGTTGCTGGATGGATTGGTGATGGTATCGAAGGTCTTGGTAATATTGCCAATGATATAATGAATAGTCAATTGGGTCAGGTATTATCAATTGCATTACCTATTATATTCCCACAATATAAATGGATTCAAACTTTAATTAGTGGAATGAATACTTTCAGAGCATTATCAAACGGTAACCCTATAGCAGCAGTAATATCTTTGTGGAATACTGGTGCTGGTATATTCCCTGAAACATTTTCAAATATTGGTAATAAAGTTACTACATGGTTTGATAATAATATTGGAAGTAAATTTAGTAATATATGGGAAAAAGGAAAATCTATCTATGATGGATTCATGGAGACTAAAGTTGGTAAAGTATCTGCTGCTTTAATTCAAGGAAATTGGGGAGGTGCTTTAGGTGCTGCAATTGAAGGTACTGGTTTTGAGCAAGGTCTTGCAGCATTTGGAGCACAGATAGATGCTGCTGGATTGAGTGGAGTTCTTGGTATGGTACCAGGAGTTACTTCAGCAATAGCAAATATTCCTGGATTGGATACTCTTCCTGGAGTTAACTCTCTGGTGAGTGGTGGTTTTAGTCCTGCTGCATTTGTATCTGGTATGGCAGAAAAACATGGTTTGGGTGGAATTTATAAAGCAATGATGGGTGTTGTTGATGGTGGTGATATGGCATCTGGATTGAGAGAATTAGCACCTGAATTAGGTGTTGATAAGAGAGTTCTAGGTGTCGTTGATCAAGTTGGAGAGGTATTTAGAGATGGAAAGATTGATACTGAATATGCTTTACAGACTGCTCTTGAAATGATACCAATACCTATTATTGTTGAAAAATTACAAGCAACCCCTGTTCCAGTTGATTCTAGTTCAGGTGTTGGTGAACAATTATCAACAGCTGGTGGTATGAGAGGGTTGTTAAATAGAATGGCAGGAGGCTTTGGGTAAATGGCAAAAACTGTAAAGATAAACATGTATAAGTTTATCGATGTTGAAAAACAATCGACAGGAAAAGGAGTTGGTACTAAGGCTGAATCTGAGAATAAATTAGTATCTACTATCAATCTCAATACAATGGCTATCAATAATATTGGTAGTGTATTGAATGGATGTATTACTACTTTAGTAGAACTCAAAAATATTGAAGAAGATAGATTAGAAGAAAGAAGGAAAGAATTAAGGACAATAAAACCTAGTGATAGTAAGATAAAACCAAATAAATTTAAAAAGTTTTTCAACAATGTAAGATCATTTAAAGCACCAGGATTCTTTGATAGTCTTATGGGATTATTGGGATCCTTATTTAAGTTGATGGTTGTTTGGCCATTGTTGAAATGGTTGGGTGATCCTAAAAATCATGATAAGATTGAGGAGACTCTTATTAAATTACATAAGATTTTTAGTGCTATTGCTAAGTTTGTTAGTGCTCAAGTTGTTGGGATGGTTGATGATCTGTATAATCTTCTTAGTGATGAAACAGATCCTTGGACAAAAATAAAGTCATTTGTGAGTATATGGCTTAAATTTGCAGGAGCATTTTTAGCAATTAGATATCTTACCCAACCGTGGAAGATAATTGGCGACTTTATGAGAGTTTGGCAGTTATTTGATAGGAGAGGTAGAGCAACTAAATCAATGCTCTTAAAGAGGAAAGGTCGTCTTATGATGACTGGTGGTAGAGCTGGGAAATGGTTCCTTGGTGGATTTATTGGTGCTAGTGCGTTGTGGGCAGCAATGGAACTTTTATTCCCACGTAAGACTGCTGAGGGTACTCTAGAATCTGAAATGGATGCCTCTGGAAATTTACCTGGTGATGAGGGTTATGATGAAAGTACTAGAGGTCATTATGCAAAGTCAGGTGATAAGGATGCTGTAGGAGAACTTGAGAAGAATCAAAGATCTATTGATGCTGCAATGTCAACTCAGCGTTATGGTGAAGATTTAACAAATGATGGAGTATACGATTCCCATCAGAATCTTAATTGGAGAGAAGGAGAAATAAAATTAAAAGATCAGGATCAAGTACCAGATAAGGTAAAAAATAAAGCTGATCAGATGAAAAAAGAGCCTTGGTGGAAGGCTATTACAGATTTACCTGGAAAACTTAAAGAAACTCTTGGAGGGAAATCTGATGATGATAAGGCTTATGATAAGAATAAGAGTCTTCTAGCAGAGATTACTGGTTGGACTGCTGCTAATGACTTAGCAAATAGTACAATGAAGGATATGCAGAGAAAGTATTCTTATGATAAGGATGCTGCTGGTGATGAGCATAAATTTAATGTTATTCGTGCTGTTTCTAGTATTTTTGGTTCTCTAACTGGTGAGGAAAATGCTATTCAAGAATCTACTAATAAGGCTATTGGTAGTTTTAAAGCTTTTGAAAAGGGATTCCAGGAAAAGGATACTAAGAGTTTTTGGGATAGTATGAAGGAAGGGTTTAGTTTCTGGAATAAAGATAAACGTGAGATGGGTGGTGGTGTTAGAGGAGATATGGGTAGTGGTATAATAACTGGACCTAATTCTGGATATCCTGTCTCTCTACATCCATCATTACCACCTTCCTTTATAGGTCACGGTACAGAATATGTTGCTACTAAAGGTGATGGTTCTGGATATGTTATACCACTTGATAATTTTGCTACAAGAAGAGATCCATTTATAACTTCAAAGCAAGCAGAAAAAGCAAAGAGGATGGGATTCAATCTTCAAGATCTTGGTATTAAAAAGTTGAAAGGAGGTGGTATATTTGAGACACTTGGTAATTGGTTTGGATTAGCAAAAGATAGAGATCATAAAGTATCTGATCAGACCAGTATGGGTAATACTATTAATAAGATGCAATTGAAGAGATATATTCTGGAGCATGGTGAGTTTCCGCCTGGATATGGTACTAATAATGCAGCACAGTTCCAATATGGTGGTAAATTTGGACCTGCTTTACATCTTCCTACTTCAAGAAGTATTCCTAAATTTACTGGTATATCTGATAAGGCATTAAATAAGAAAGTAGCTGAAAAGAAGAAGAAGGGACAGAAAACAGAAGATCCTAGTCGTGAGTTGTTTAAAAAATTAATTCTTGCGGAAGCTAGAGGTGAAGGATTGGGTGGTATGGCAATGGTGGCAAGATCTGTTTTGAATAGACAGGCTATTATTGAAGAAACTGGCAATCCAGGAACATTTATGGCAAAGAGTGGATCTCTTCAGGATATTATTACTGCACCTGGTCAATATTCTCCTGTCCAAAATGGTGCTATTGACAAGAAGTTTACTCCTGCTGAATTAGGTCTTGCTGATAGAGCTATTGGTATTGCAAAGAGTCATGAAAGACTGAAAGGTATTTTGACTACTGGTGGTATTGATGAAAGAAAATTAATGAAACTGATGTCTGCAACTGGATTCCGTAATTATTCTGCAGGTGCTACTTATGATCCATCTCAGGATGTTAATCAAGTTAAGTTTGGGAATCATACTTTTAATACTGCTGGAAATGATAATCTAGATGCTAGATTTTTGACAGGTTCTGAGAAGCAGAGTGGAATATTCCAGAAACTATTAAATCCAGAATCACTTAGTTTGGGTGATAAGAATGAACTTAAGAAAGCTGGTAGTGCTTATACTAAGAAGACTGGACAAATAGGTGGTGGTTTATTTGGTGGATTGGGTGGTGGTGCTCAAGAGATGATGGGTGGTAAGAGTGGTGGTGGTTTATTTGATATGTTAACTAATGTATTTGGTGGCGGACCTCGTGGTGATCAACGAGGAGGTGGTGGTCAAAAACGAGGTAATGTATCAAATGTAAAGAGATCACAGGCAAAGAGAGATGACCAAGCAAAGGTTGAAAGAGCAACAAGAGAAAGGAATAGGGCAAGAGCTGAGATTAATTCTAGAACTAGAGAAATAGTTCAAACAACTTTAGGTGCTGTTGAACAATCCAACGCACAAACTAGAGCATATATATCTGGAGCACAACAAACTGTTACTACTATTGTTAAGAGGACATCAGGTAATGCACCTGGTAAGGGTAGTGCTCAAGCTCCTGGTGGTATGTTTGGTGCTTTGATTAAAACTACTGCAGCAGTTTTAAATTCATTTAATAATCCATTGAGGTAATATAATGTCAATAACAAGAACTGGTCCTGGTGATTGCGAGGTAGAATTTAGTATTTACAATAGTGGTAAAAGAGTTGAGACATCTAATGGTAAGTATGATTTAACAGAATATTTGGCTGGTTGGGAAGTATTTGAAAGTATAAGTTCAGCAACCCAAGAAGCAAAATTTGTTATAGAAGATCAAGGTGGATTGTTAGAATCTTTAACAGGTACAGAAGAATTTCGTTTGATGGTTAAGACTGGATTGACTGATAGAACCTATTATTTTAGAACTTATCAAATAGAATCTCGTGTAAGAGTTGGTCAGTCTACTGACTTCTTTCAAATTAATGCTTGTTCAAATGAATTTGTTAAAAATGAGGTTAGTAATGTATTTGGTTCAAGTGAGAAAATTTTTGATAATAAAATTAAAGCAGAAGAAATTACTAGAGTATTAGTAAAAGGTAGAAAATATTTGAATAGTAAGAAAAAGATATATTTGGAAGAAAGTCTTAATAAACAAACATTTGTTTCTCCTAATTGGAGGGCAATTGATACAATTTTCTGGTGTGCTAATAGAGCAGTACGTAAGAATCCTAAAGGAGGGACATTGCAAAATGGTTTCTTATTTTGGGAAAATGCTCTTGGATTTAACTTTAAATCTATTGATAAAATTATTGATGATATAAACGATAATGATGGAACGACAGATACTAGTTTTAAAACAGGTCTCGGTAAGATGTATACTTACACATATAAACCTAAAAATTTTACAAAGGAAGCGGATGACCAATACACTGTTGATACTGTAACCTTTCCTGACGAGAAAAGTTATCTAATGGGATTAAGGCATGGTACTTGGTCTGGATATAGTGTTGGTTTTGATCCAGTTAATATAGTTAAATCTCGTTGGGGCGTTAGTACTGATATGAAGGAAGAGCAGTATCGTTACGGTGTTAAGAAATTATGGAGAAAGATGTCTCATATTGGAAAATCTAATGCTATAAATCCAGTTAATAATATGGATGATGAAATCAAAAACATAGTTGACTTTCCTAAGAGGGTTCGTTATACTATGCTTCCTAACCAAATTTTTGATCCCAAATATAAAAATAACCCACAATCAAATTATGAGGAGTTAGTTGAATTGCAAGCATACCAATGGATGAGGATAGAAACCCTTAGAAACATTAGGATGTTTATAGCAGTTCCTGGTAATTTAGACTTATATGCTGGTAATGGTGTAAGAGTTGAAATGCCAGCTACAAAATTATCTGGTGATAGACCAGCACCTGATAAAAAATATAACGGTAAATGGGTTATTGCTGGAGTTAATCACTCTGGTGTTGGATCAAGTTCTAAAATGAAGACAGAACTGTTTTTATGTAAGGATTCGGTTAGCAAAAGATAAATAGTTATTGTTACCTATAGTAACGGAGATTAAAATTATGAAAACTATCGAAGAACATATTCAGAAAGATAGAGACATTCTTGACAACCCAACAACTAGTCCTGCAGCTCGTAGGCATGTTGCAGAAGAATTAAATGAGTTAGAAACTTATCGTGAGCATCACATTGATGAGATCAATGCTGGTGACCATCATGATCCTAATACCATTGAACTATTCTGTGAAATGCATCCTGATGAGCCAGAGTGCCTAGTGTATGACGATTAATGAACAATTTTTTATCATGGTTACTTGGAACTTGGTCTAATAAAATTCAAGCACAGTCCAGTCCTTTACTGTACAAACAAGTTTTTGTTAGATGGGAGGATGATGGAGAGTTTCTACATTCTGTGCATTGGGGGAGAAAGGAAGAACGAAATCCATATTTAACAACTAATAAAAAACTAAAAGTACTATCCGATACTGAAGTTATACTTGAGCATTGGGGTGGTACTTATAGTGGGTTTACACGGAATGAAAGTTGTGATATGATACTAAAGTTTGATGGATCCGCATGGATGGGTAAGTTTGATACCAGTATGGATAATGTAACTGGTCACGCAGAACTCGCTGTTTTTGGTCATAAACTTTTTATGAGAGATAGATTTATAGATTCTGAAGGCAAGATTATCTGGGGAGCAGATGAGATCTATAAGTTTAATAGAATAAATACATAAAAACCTATTAGAAGATGTTACAGCAAGAAGCTACCTCAATTGATGGAATTGTAAATGAACCTACGATTAACTTTGTAGGTAAGGATGGTTTTTGGTGGTGGGTAGGAGAAGTTGAAGATAATGAAGACCCTATGGAGTTAGGTAGGGTTAAAGTAAGATGTCTTGGATATTATACTAATATTCGTGGTGGTACTACTGCAGATTTAAAAACAGATCATTTACCTTGGGCTACTGTATTACAACATACATCTCAAGCAGGTAATGATGGTCAAGGTGAATCTTCTGGACAGTTGCAACCTGGAGCAATTGTTATGGGATTCTTTATGGATGGTGAAAATGCACAGATGCCTTTGGTTTTAGGTGTTATGCGTTTGAATAAATCTTCAGGTTCAAGAGAAAAGAAGGAATTTGCTTTTACTGGTGAAGCAATGAGTTCAACCAGTACAGGTACTATTAATCCAGCATCTAATAAACCAGGAGATCCTAATAGTATTTCTGTTGATAATGTAAGGAGACCTGGAGTTGCAAATAATAGTGTTTCTACTGTTGCTGCAGCAAAAACTACACAAATTGGTGGAAAGGGATCTCCTTCTAACATAGGTACAACACCTGGAGTTAACGGTAGTGGTGGTAATCCTACTAAACCTAGACAACCATCTAAACCTATTCCTGCTGGACAAGGTGTTGGTGGTCCTTGGAAGAGTGTGGATTATCAATTATCATATCTGTTAGAAGATTTGGCAGATAAATCTTCATTATTGGTAAAGGATGAGAGTGGAGATTTCTTTAATGTAATTACTGGTAAAATTGTTACAGCAAAAGAACTTACAGCAGGTATTCAAAATTTCTTAGGTGCAGTATTTACTCAGGCAATAAGTGCTATGAGAGGAGCAGCATCTAGTCTTGTTGAAGGATTGGACACTGATACATTAAAAGAGAAGTCAAATGGTGTTCCTTATACTATAATCACTGAGGTTCAAGAAGCAGTTACAGAACTATTATCATCTTTGTGTATTGTTGATAATCAATTAACTCAGTTTATACAGGATCCTCTTAATGCTGTTACAAGTCAATTGGATTCTTTTTTACAAGGTGCTATTGATAAAGCAACTTTTGTAGCACAGGGAGTGGAGGATGTAATTGATAGAGTCTTCTGTAATGTTCAGGGTGTTTTGGATTCTCTTTTATCAATAATTGGAAGAGTGACTTCTGCACTTGATAGTCTTGAGGATGCTAAAGAAGTCATGGATGCATGGCAATCTGGTGAGCAGATATTTTCTAATGCTACTGATCTATTTGGTCAAGAGAAATTGTCACTATCTGGTTTGTTCTCTTTCTTTATGAATTTATTTGGTGGTGGTAATTGTGAGAGAAAACCTAAAGGTGGTGAAGATGATGTTGGTTGGTTCCCTTTACTTGGTGTAACACATTGTACTCCAGAAGAATTTGCAGATATTGATAAGTTTAGGGGTGATAGTAGAGGTAAGTGTGGTGATGGTCAAAGTGGTGAAGGTGGAAGTAAGAGTAGTGGAGGAGGTATCTATGATTCTATTTTTGAAGAGGCAGATCCATATTTAACTACTGCTAAAACTTGGGTGAATGGTGCTTATGAATTATACATTGGTACTCCTGGTCGTCAATCTACTCAACAGAAGAGAGAGAATGGTACTACTTGGACATCTGTTAACATAAACAATACTCAACATCAAGAGTGGATGGCTAAGAGAAGTATTAAAGAGAGCAATCCAGATTTAACTGAAGAAGAGATTGAGGCACAGGCTAAAGATAGTGTTAAAAATACTACTGGTAAGGATAGTGATACAGGTAATTTACAGGCAGATCATATTTCTTATGCTGGAACATTAACTCAAGAAGTTCATGGTGATGACTGTAAAGTTATTGATTTGGATTTATGTAGAACAGTACAAGGTGATATTAGATTGAAATGTACTGGTGATATGCATCTTGAAGTGGGTGGTGCATTTCTTATGAACGCTCAAGGAGCACCTAAGCAAGTAGATAAAAAGGGTAAGAAAGTGAGTGATGAAGTACAGAAGCATACTATATCATTTGGATCTGATGTTGACTGGGGTTTCCACGGTTCAAAATTAGAATGGAATGCTTCTGAAATAAAGTTAGCAGGTCAGAAGGTATCTATTACTGGTAAAGAATGGGATAATGCATGTAAGATACAAAAAAATTCTGCTATAGAAATGGCGTTAACTGCTGATAACTCTATCAATATGTTAACAACTCATTTATTCCAACAGATTAATGAACCAAAAAAAGATCCCTTACCAGAAAAATCTGGTATCACTAGAGTCGTTAGAGGTTCGATAGAAACTACTATGTTGGATGGTGGATCTTCAAAAGATGAGATTCCGAGATATTCTATTGACAATAAGTATGGACCATGTACACTAGTATTTGGTGAGAAGGGAATGAATACTACTGTTGAGGATGAAGGTGCTTATAAGTTAGATGTTAAGGGTGGTCCTATGTCTATGGAGTGTAAGAAAAATGCTACTATTTTTGCTGATAAGGATATGACTATAGAATGTACAGAGACTATGAAGTTAATTGCAAAAGAGATCCATTTGAACTAATCTATGCTATAATATTATTATGGATGAATTACGACAACGACAACTAATAGAACTCAAGGAAATTCTTGAGGATACTGTTCAGTATTTTTGCGATGAGAACATGGTCTCTGGTGAGACTGCATGGAATATGGTCGGTGCTTTATCTGATGCGAAACTAAACGTGGAATTTACTAATGACTGATATACAAGATGTAACAGAAGAAGAGGCGGTTAATAACCTGCCTTTTCTTTTAAGTATGACACAGAGAAATAGAACTGTTTGGCGTATACGTAGAGAAGATGGTAGTTGCTGCTTACTATCTCCTGTAATACAGTCTGGTCCTCCTGTAGATCAAGAGGTGATTGATCAAGTTGAGGAATTTAAGAAAGAACTCCTTGACACTGCTAAATAAATACCTTATACTGGTTGAGCAATAGGGCAGACTGATGCGACTCAAACGCCATGAAACTCCTAGAAAGCAAGGACGAAATATTAAATCTCGTGCTGCGTCTGCTCGTTTGCGCCAACTTAAAAAAACTAAAAAATTATTATTGAAAAGACTTCGTAATGTATAAATTATTTCCAAACATTGTACATGATCTTGAAGTTTATAATTTTCAAGATAGAAAACAAGAACTTCAGCAATATTGTTACGATGAAATGGGTAAAGACCCAGATGGAAAGATATACAGAACTAATAGAGGTGGATGGCAATCTGATGATACTTACCATTTACATGATAACCCAGTTAGAAGAGCAGTTTTAGATACTTTAGGATATTATCTCAATAATAATAAGGTCTTTAAACCTAATGTTAATTTATATTTGACAGCTTGTTGGATTAATATCAATGGTAAAGGGAATTTTAATATTCAACATGATCATCCATCATGTCATATGTCAGGTGCATTGTATATAAAAGTACCACCTATTCCAGAAAAATTTCTTGGTGGTGGTTCTATTAATGTATACGGTTATTCAACTACTAAACTTGAAGGTGAAGGTGTTATTGGTGGAGAGATATGTTTTTCTAATCAATTAGCATATGCTGCTTGGGAAGAATTATATAATTATACTGATGAATTTAAAGAAAAGCATTTACAATTTGGGTCATATTATATGCCACCTCAAGAAGGTACAATGTTATTTTTCCCTGCACATCTTAGACATCATGTAGAACCAAATAAGAGTGATGAGGACAGGATTTCTTGTTCATTTAATTTAGATTTGGTGCAAGATCGTGTTGATGGTGGGGAGCCAGGTGGGTATAAATAACTAAAATACCTAGAATATAATGAAATATGACTACGGACAGACAAGCAGCTAAAAAATTATTAAAGCTTGCCAAAGAACACCCAGACTGGTATACTAAGAAAGATGTGTTCTACGCAAAAGAGGTTAAGAAATTAACCAAAAAGAAAAAACAAAAACCAACTGATTAATTATTATGGCACTATCTGAACAAGTAGAAACTGCTTTAAATGAAGCACAAGATAAACTGAGAGAAGCACTAGCTTTTGCAGCAAGAAGTGAAAAACCTTATATTAGTAAGCATATTTCTGATATGATGATGAAAATAGATTGTTTAAATGAAGTTTCAACTCTAATCGATAGTGTAGAACAAAATATGAAATAATGGATTTTCATCAACCTGTTAAGCGACCTACAGATAGATCTGTATTATATCATTTATTTCCAACCCCAGTGTATGCTGCAATGGTTGATAATTTTGAAAGAGTTCAAAGTGAAATAGATGGTGTGTGTGATAAATTAGAATTCATATACAATCCTAATTTTGGACAGACACATAAATTATCTGCTCCTAGTTTTAAAACAAATGTTATAGGAGAACATAATATGGTTAATTTCTCTGAACAGATTCATAAGCATATTGATCATTATCTTAATGCTATAGAGTTTGAACAGAGTGGTTATTTTAACCCTGAGAATCCTTTAAAGTATGATATTGTTAGTTCTTGGATAACTAAATTTGAGAAAAGAGATTATGCACATATCCATAATCATGGACATTGTGATATTTCTGGTGTTTACTATTATAAAGTAGGTGATGATAAAGATGAAACAGGAGATTTATTTTTTCAATCTCCTTGCCCATCAATGATTACATCATTCACTTTTAATCATTATGCTTATAAACAATCTCAGATACCTCAACAGGGTAAATTGCTATTATTTCCAGCATATCTGGATCATGGAGTAGCAACAAATGAGAGTGGATATGATAGAATGAGTTTGTCCTTTAACATTTTATTTCAAAACCGATGATAGATAATGAAGGTGAATTAATTTCAGAGATACTTTGTATTGCTGCTGAATTAGAAGGTACTGCTACAAGAATTCATACATTGAATTCTACAGGTAGATCCTCTAAAAAAATTGTAATAGAGTACGACATTAAGGAGAAACAAAATGAAAATTAAACTAGGACCAGCAGTCACTAAGATTAAGGACTGGGATAAGGCAATGGCAAAGAAACTTCAGGACAAGTTTAACTTGACTGATTATCAGATGTTATGTCTTGCTTTCGTTAAAGGTTTTGTTATTGGAGCTGTTCTTCTGTGAGAGAAGAACTATTAGAGTTATTGAAGAGGGATGCTTATCGTAAAGGTGAGTATACACTATCTTCTGGTGCATTTAGTACTCATTATGTTAACTGTAAGCCAGTTACACTTAATGGTAAAGGATTATTTTATGCTAGTTGTTTATTGCTTGAATGTATAGAAGAGGATACATTAGCAGTAGCAGGTCTTACTCTGGGTGCTGACCCATTAGTAAGTGGAGTGGTAACAGTATCAGCAGCAGATGAAGTTGATCTTGATGGTTTAATTATTAGAAAAGAACCCAAAGGTCACGGAACACAATCACAAATAGAAGGACCAATATTACCTAAAGGTGCTAAAGTAACAGTCCTAGAGGATGTTACGACTACTGGACAATCTGCATTAAAAGCAGTGTATGTGTTGCGTGATGCAGGTTATGTTGTTGATCGTGTTGTTACTATAGTTGATAGGCAAGATTATGACTGTCGTGCCATTATGGAACAAGAAGGATTAGACTTCATTAGTCTATTTACTATTGACGAGCTTGCTAAATAGAACTGTAGCAAAACGTATGATTATTCGTGGCAACTAAGAAGATATCACAGTTAGAAACAATATCAGACTCCAATTTGTCGGGGGAGGCAATTCTTCCTGTTGTTGTTTCTGATCCTTTGATTCCTAATAGGAAAGCAAAGGTCAATCAGTTAATGAAGGGAGTTAGTCAAGGTACAAAAAATGAACCTGGTTTATGTTTTGACCTTGATAGAGACACTGGATTGTATCAAGATGCATACAATCAGATAGGTGTAGCGTTTGGTGATGGTGGATTATATGCCACTCGTCTTGATAATGGTAATGATAGTACTTCATTGTATGTTACAGCAGTTGATGATGTAGCACAGAATACGGATATAGTTTTTGCTCCAAAGGGTACAGGTTCAGTTAAGATAACAGGACAATTTCTAATTGAAGATTCTTCATTTGTTTTGGAGGATTCTCAAGGTCCAAAGGTTAGATTTGAGGTAGGTAATGTTGGTACTGGTACTAATACCAGAATCATGACACTTCCTCAAATTACTCAAGGTAATGGTACTACAATCGTAGGTGACAATACCACTCAAACGTTAACAAATAAAACTCTTCTTATTGATGAGGATAATTTTGTTATTGTTGATGGTACTGAGGAAGCAATCTTTCAGATCAACTGGCCAACAACGTCAGGAACTAGGAGATCATATTTCTTACCTGATGCTGGTGCAGTAACGACTTCTGGAGAACCTACTGCAACATCTTCTACTCTACTTGATACTAAGACGGAACAGACAACTTTAAATAAGACTTTAGTCACTCCGAAAATGGCTGCTAATGCAGATGACGGAACAAGTTGGGTTCAATGGAATACTTCAGCATTAAGTGCTAACAGAACTATTTCATGTCCAGACCAAAGTTTAATTTTAGTTGGTACAGAATCAACTCAAACTCTTACTAACAAAACTGTTAGTGGTTTGATTGTATCTGATACAATAGATCCTACTAAGAGATTCTTATTTGATATATCAAATAGTAACTCTCTTACTATAGAATCTGTTCAGTTTCCACCTACATCAAACCTAAATAATGATGGTGATGTCAATACAATAGTAACAGAGTTAGCAGGACAGGATTTAAAGAATAAAACAATCTATAATCCAGTTATTGCTGGAACAGGTCTAACAGGACAAGTTACTATTGCAGTAGATAATATAACTTCTACTAGGACTATTAGGTTCCCAGATGCGGATGCAACACTACTTTCTACTGAAAACGTAACTGTAGATGATGTTAACTTCGGTGCTGGTATTGGTGCTGCCAATTTAACTTCAAGAACAAGACTACAACAATTTTTCTACGCAGGATTTTAATTAATAGCTATGGCTGATCAAGGACTTTTAGCACAATCTAAACCAGGTGCAAATACAAATACTCTTTTGTATTCAGCTCCAGTTGATAAATCTGCAAGTACAGTATTGACTGTAGCGAATGATGGAACTGGATCTGCATATAAAGTTGGTATAAAAGATTATGATCAAAAATTAACTCTTGATGCATCAACGTATAGGTTGCATAAGGGTGATTTGATCACAGGATATAAGGTAACAGTAAATAATGCGATGGATTCGACTTCTGGTTTTACTGGTGGTAGTTTAATTACAAGTGATGATTCTGAAAAGAGTTTCTACTTTGAATCATTTGCTGTTCCTGATGTAACAACATGGTATGTAAAGACTGCATCAATAAGGCAAGTAACTCTAGAATCTGTAACAGGTACTTTTGTAACAGGTGGAACTCTTTCTACAGGAACTTCACCTGATGACACAACAGCAGTAATTTATGGTGTTGTTGGAACTATTCTTTACATTGGACCTTCTACTATTAATGGTAGTGGTGCAGAATTTGCTGATGGTAATTCAGTAAGTTCTGGTGCTGCTTCTGGTACTATCTCAAGTGGTGGTATTGGTGCTGCAAGTAATGATTTTATACTTTCAACTACAACTGCTGGTGGTACATATAGTCTTTTCCTTGGAGATCCTTTAGAAGCATTTACTGATCGTACTTATAAGTTTGATCTTTCAGATACTTCTATGAGTGGTAGAGATTTTAAAATTTCTAGTACTGTCAATGGAATATGGGGTCCTGATGGTGTAATAGGTGGTGGTGATGATGGTGTTGAATATACTACTGGTAAGACCAGTGGTGGTACTGCTGGATCTGGTGGTGCATATATTCAATATGATTGGACAGCAAGTACTGCTCTAACTGTCATGTATTTCTATGATGGTGGATCAGGTACTGCTAGTAATGCTGATTATGGTGGTGCTGATCGATCCATCACAATGTCAGCACAGTTTACATACACCGATTTCTTTGTTTATGATGTTTCTGGTACTTGGACTAATGGATCTGATTCATTTACACAAGCAGCAACTACCTTTACTGTAACTGCTCAAGCGAGTGCTGCTTATGGTTATGTTCGTGATTATACTGGAACTACTCTGAAAGTAATTAAAGGTCACAATTCTCCAGATTTTTCTGGTAGTGATACCTTTAAGGATGCACCACTTCTAGAAAACCTTAGTAGAAATACTGCTACTGTTAACTCAGTTGATGTAGCAACTACTGTTCTTGAGGATGAAAATTATATTGTTAATGGTGTTACCAATGGTAATAATGAAGTAGATAGAATCACTTCATTAGTTATTGGACCAGGTGAGAAATTAATTATTAACAGTACAACTGCAAATAACTCATTTAGTCTTATTGGATTTGAGGATGCAAGCACAGCATTTACTGCTAGAGTCTTCGCAGCGATCTAATAAATAACCATATAGGAATAGCGTATACGTAATGTCACTAACTAGGTTAAAGAATATTATTACGTCCAGAACTGGACGTATTATCTACGTAAACCCTGATGATTTCGATGCTTCTGATGCCATTGATAACAGGGGTAACTCGGCATTACGTCCGTTTAAGAGTTTGCAACGTGCTTTCCTTGAGGTGGCACGATTTTCATATAGAGTCGGTTTAAGTAATGACGAATTTGACGCATTTTCAATTTACTTATATCCAGCAGTATATGAAATAGATAATAGACCAGGAGATATTCTTTATACAAACGTTGCACCTATTGATGAAAACTCTAACCTAGACTTAACTTCTCCTAATAATGTACTCTACAAATACAATTCAATCGAAGGTGGTGTTATCGTACCTAGAGGTTGTTCTGTTGTTGGTAGTGACCTTAGAAGAACTAAAATAATTCCAAAGTATGTTCCTTATCCTACAACATACGCTGCTAAAGGTATAAACACAGAAGCACAAGTACCAGCAAGAACTGCAATCTTCAAAGTAACTGGTGGTACTTACTTCTGGCAATTCTCATTCTTTGATGGAGCAGAAGAAGGTGTATATTTCAAACCTGATAGTGTAGAGACATTACCACCTAAGTATTCACATCATAGACTTACATGTTTTGAGTTTGCTGATGGTTTAAATACACTATCACAACTTATTGCTGAAGGAACTGTTCCTAATGCAGATTACTCTGCTGTTCCAAATATTTTAGACAGAACAGACTTAGACATATATTATCAGAAGATATCTAAAGCATTTGCTACAATTCCTGATACATCTGGTGATCCTTCAACTGACCAAATTCAGGCAAGGGTTGAGGAAAACAGAATTGTTGGTCCAATTTCTGATGAATATAAAGTATTACAAATAACAAGAAACGGTCAGACTGCTACTGCTGTTACTGTTGATGAATTTGATAACCCAAGAGATCATGGATTCTCTGTTGGTGTTAACATTAATATTTCTGGAGTTACAGGTTCAACTGGACCACAATCAGAATTAGACTCTGGAATATATAATGGTTCATTTACTGTAACATCTGCATCTGGTAACGTATTCACTTATCAAATGGCAGCAGAACCTTCAGGTAATGCTGTTGGTTCAAACGTAACAGTTAAGACTGAGATTGATACAGTTGACTCAGCGTCACCTTATGCCTTCAACCTATCACTAAGATCAGTGTGGGGTATGAATGGTATGCATGCTGATGGTAATAAATCAACTGGTTTCAAATCAATGGTTGTGGCACAGTTCACTGGACTATCACTACAAAAAGACGACAGAGCATTTGTAAGATATAACGCATCAACTGGTAACTATGATGTAGCAACATCTGGAGATGGTGCTCATTTAGATGGTTATGCAGAATATAGAAAGGATTGGGGTCATAGACACATTGTTGCATCTAATGACGCATTTATTCAGGCGGTCTCGGTGTTCGCTGTTGGATACTATGCTCATTTCTCAGCACATAATGGTGCTGACATGTCAATTACTAACAGTAACAGTAACTTTGGTAATACTGCACTTAGATCTGCTGGATTTAAGAAGAAATCATTCTCTAAAGATAAAGCAGGTGCATTAACTCACGTTATTCCACCTAAAGCACTTAATGTTATATCAACAAGTGCTACTGGTGCGAATAATGGTGGTAATATTACATTAGCTAATGATGGATCTGTTAATGGTGTTATTGAAGGAATGACAGTTCATGGTAATGGTATTGGTATAGGTGCAACTGTTGGATCTGTTAATACCAATACTAGAGTTATTACATTAACAGAAACTAATACTGCTGTTGTTGATGGTAATGTTATTTTTGGTGAAGAGACTTCTGTTAACTGGGTTAACGTTGATATTAAGAGAACTAAGACAATTAACTCTGCATTAGCAGGGCAAGGTGGTACTCCAGGAACTAGATTATATCTCTATGGTTATACTGTAGAAGCATCACCACCAACAACAAGAGTACAGGGTTATACAATCGGTGCTAGACAAGATGGTACTGGTCTTAGTGCAGTAGCAGATAAAATTAACTGCTTACTTGTTGCTAATGGTGCAAATGAAGCAACAATTCATACTGCATCTATATCACCTTATGGACCTAGTATTTCTGGTGTAGGTGCTGGTAATCCTGGATCTCCAATACAATTTGATAATCAAACATATACTATAGGTGGTGCACCAGATACAGTTGGTGGATGGTATCTTTCTGTAGATTCTGTTAATAACATGATCTATGATACATTATCAACTAATGCAACTTACAATACAGTTAACTTCACACCAACTACATTCCTTAAGAGAATACCTGACCCAAGAGACTTACAAGATAGAACATATAGATTCCGTTATGTAATTGATAAGGATAAGACTAACCCATTACCAAGAGATCCTCTATCTGGTTATGTATTACAACCATTGAATAGTGATACTACATCATATGCATTATCTAAGTGTTATTACATTTACGATATTGAAGTTGTACAACCATTTGTTCGAGGTGTTGATGATGGTATCTATTACCTAACATTATTATGTGCATCTATTGCACCTTCAACTTCTAACTTTAATGATAGATTCTTCTCTCAGAATGTTAACGAAGTATATCCTACATTCGATAGAGATAATCCTCTTGCTGATCCAGATCCTGCTATATCTGTTGCTGATAACCAAATTATTGGTTTAGTTAATGCAACTGATGGTGCAACTCCAACTCCTAATTTAGATCCTCAAAGAAGTATTACTAAAGAAGCAACGGAGTTCTTACTAGCAGACACAGGTTGGACACAACCAGGTACTACACCTAACTTTGATTCAGTTAATGGTAGATTATCTAACGTTGAATTAACTGCTCGTGCTGGTGATGAGGAAGTAAGAAAGATTAAGATAAGACAGAATAATGATGGTACGGTAGCACCAATAGCAGTAGAGTTTAGACGACACTCAATTCTAAGATCTGGTAACCATACGTTTGAGTATCTTGGTTTTGGTCCAGGTAACTATTCAACTGCGTTCCCTCAAACACAGGTTGAGACTCTTACACAAAACCAAGTTAGGTTCTCTCAGTCTATTAAAGAGGCAGCAGGAGTTGCGTTCTACTCTGGTCTTAACTCAAATGGTGACCTATTCATTGGTAACCAGGTCATTAACCCTGTTACTGGTCAGATCACTAACGAAGATATTGCACAGTTGAATGTTGTTGGTGAAGAAAATACTACTATTGAAACATTCTCTGAGTTGGTTATAACTGATAAGATAACTGTAATTGGTGGAGCATCTAACCAGTTAGAATCTATATTCGCTGGTCCTGTTACATTCCAAGGACAGACAACGTTTACTGATAACTTATCTGCTAAGAAGATTTCATACTTCAACCAAGATGGTACAGTTATTAAGCAAACTCTACTAGCACCAGAGCTAGCAACTGGACAACCAGACTTCTCTAACATAACAGGATATGATACTCCTGCTGATGGTGACTTAGTTTATAATATAAACTGGGTTCCAGGTAAATCACTTGGTTGGATTCGTTATTCTCAAGAGTGGAGAGAGTTTGGATTAACAGACACAGGTGTTATTGATATTTCTACCTTTAGTAACACTCAAAATATTGGTATTGGTAAGACAGCAACTGCTGACTTTAGAGTTGATATATTAGGTAATGCTAAGGTAGATGGTGACTTAGTTGTAACTGGTCGAGGTGGTGTTGCATCCGATAAGTATATTACTAGATCATATAGTGGTGATGGATCAACATTAACATTTGCATTAACAACTTATGGTGCTGGTATTCAACATACTGATGACTCTGTATTAGTATTCTTGAATGGTGTAGCACAGATAGCAGGTACTAACTATACTGTTGATACTCTTGGTGCAAATATTGTATTCAGTTCAGGTGATGCACCATTGAATACAGATACAGTTCATATTTTAGAATTACCTATCTAAATAATAAGGAGTAAGGAGGTCTTATGGCAGTTTCAAGAATTAGTGGAAATCAGATATCGACTTCCACTGAAGCAATTATCACTACACTTAGTTTCTTAAACTCTAACAGTGTCTTTAGATTACCATCTGGTAATATAGCACAAAGACCTGTTGGTGTTGTTGCTGGTACTTTACGGTATAACAGTGAGATAGATAATGCAGAGATATATGTTAACGATGATGGAACAGGTGCTGCTGGATGGGCTCCAGTTGCAGGTGGTGGTCCAGCATTAGGAGAAGAAAGTGTTATAAGAACGAATCATAATATTATTTCAGAAAATATTACTGTAGGTCCAACAGCAAATAATGATGCTAAATTTACAAATGGATTTACTGCTGGTCCAGTAACTATTGCTAATGGTTACACTGTTACTATAGAAAGTGGAGCAGCATGGAGTGTAATCTAAATGACAAGCGAACTTAGAGTAGCAGCATTACAAGGTAACTCTCCTAATTTTAAAATAAATTTGGCGAATGATAGTACTCTTAAGATGGAGAGTGATTTAAGATTGCAGAATCAATCTTATTTGCCTGTGCCTGGTGGTGATCCAGATGCAAATGTCTTTGCTAGACCTCAAGATCCTGTTTATGGATCTATTTTTATGAATACAAAGACAGGTAAGTTGGAATATTGGAAGCATGGTGGTAAAGGAGGTTGGGGTTATATTATTAGTAGTGGTGCTGATGGAGCAGATGCAGCAGGAGAATTTTTATACCCTTGGGAAACAGGATCATCATTTACTTTCACTTCTGGTGGAAGAGGTGGTAGTAGTAATACATACATAGCACCCGATATTAATAGTGTAAGATCACATTCCAGTTATAATGCTTCTAATGCTTGGGAGAATGAATATTTAACTACACCATCATATGATGGTGTTATGCAATGGACTGTTCCTGGAACTGGTGTTTGGACGTTTGAAGTTGCAGGTGCAAAGGGAGGACAATCTAGTGGTTATGGTGGTTATAGAACACCAGGTTGGGGATATACTGTAGAAGGAGATTTCACCTTTAATGGTGGTGATAAAGTTATGATTGTTGTAGGACAACAGGGACAAAATTCACAGAATGGTGGAGGTGGAGGAGGATCATTTCTATACGTAAATAGAGGCGATTCTTACCCACTTCTAGCAGCAGGTGGAGGAGGTGGTGCTGGTTATAATACCAGTAATGGTTATAATGCTACAAGTAGTAGCACTGCTGGTGGATCTCCTGGTTGTGGAACCAGTGGTGGTTCTGGTGGTAACTCAGGTGGTGATACCTATGGTAATGGTGGATCTGGAGGAGGGTGGAACTCCTACGGTAACCAAGGTGGATCAGGTGGTAACACATCTAACTTCCGAGGAAAGCAAGCATCATATTATGGTGGATTTGGAATGGGTGGTGGTGCACAAGGTGGAGACAACGGTGGAGGAGGCGGTGGCGGTTACTCTGGCGGTGGATCTGGTTGTGACGGAGGAAACGGTTGGGGTGGAGGTGGTGGAGGATCCTATATTTGGACAGGATCTTCACTATACGCAGGATCAAGTCAGAATAAAGGAAATAATACGAGTAGTGAAGGTGGGCAACAAGGATGGGGATATGTTAAAGTAACACTTAAGTCTGTTTAAAATTATAAATACATAAGATAGGTAATAGATGGAGTTATGAGTAATCTCAACGTAGATACCGTTACAGCAGCGAATGTACATGCGACAGGAATGGTATCCGCTAATACCGCATTAAAAGCACCAAATTATGCGGATGCTGGAAAACCTGCTAGTGCTGATCCAGGGGTGATAATTTATAATACAACTGGACAGGATGTTGAGTTGTGGAAAGGAAGTACTTGGTTAAGTTTAGGTGCTGGTAATTTAAGAACATGGTCAGGAGAAGAAGGAAGACCAACGTCACCATCTACAGGACAGTTTGGTTTTAATACAACAACAGGTCAGGCAGAGATTTTCAATGGTTCTGATTGGGTAACATTTGGTTCTAATGCTGCTGACGGTGCTGGTGCTGCTCTATTTGATTTCTCATCATTTACATTCAAATCTATTGTAGGTAGAGGTAGTAGGCAAGGTCCAAACTCAAGTCAAATGAGTAGCGAGTATTCTGGACAACCTTGGGCATCACAATACTTTAAGCAAGGAGATTATCAAGGTTATCAAGTATGGACTGTTCCTGAAGATGGTAATTATACTATTGAGGTTGGTGGAGCAAGAGGTGGTAGAGATTTAAACTATGGACAATCAAATCTTTGGGGTGCAAAGATTACAGGAACATTTGCTTTAACTAAAGAAACAGAATTATCAATGGTTGTTGGTGTTGGTGGTAACCAATACTATTCACCTCATGGACATGAAGCAGGTGGTGGTGGAGGATCATTTGTTGTTAACAAGACAGGTAGTTCTCCATTAATTATTGCTGGTGGTGGAGGAGGTAGTGCTGGTGGTGCATCATGGGGATGGTCATGTAGCAGACCTACTTCATGGGGATATGGACAATCAGGTGAATATGGTGGAAGACCAACTTGTTACTATAACCCTTCACAACCTAGTCCTGGATATGGTGGTAACACATCTGGTGGATACATGGGTGGTGCTGGAGGAGGATATTTAACTGGTGGTCAAAATGGTGGTGGTCACTGTTGTACTGCTTATGGTGGTCAAGGATATAATAATGGTATGGTAGGTGGTCAAGGTAACTGTTGCTATACTAACTCAGATCAAAATGCTGGTGGATTTGGTGGAGGTGGCGGTGGTCAACTCTCTGGACCAGGTGCTGGTGGAGGTTGGACTGGAGGTTGTACTTCAGGACAGTGGTCATCTGGTGCTACTCATGGTGGTGGAGGTGGTTCATATAATGCTGGAACCAATGCTCAAGCACAACAAGGTGGTAATTCATCATCTGAAGGTGGTGGATATAGTGGTAACGGATATATTAAGATTACTAAAAACTAAATTATGTCACCTCATTATGATGGTTTTAAGTGGAGAGGAAATCCATCCTATAATCCATTTGCAAATGAAAAATTAAAAAAAGAAAGAATGGACATGTGTAGAGCATGTGACCAATTCAAACAAACAACTCAACAATGTCGTAAGTGTGGATGCTTTATGCAATTAAAAACAAAGATGAAAGACGCACATTGCCCCATTAACAAATGGTGATAAATAGTGTCAGGATAGTTTATTGATTATGACACCTTCAGAACTAAAAGAAAAACAAATCGCTATAGAAGCATCTATTCGTAGTTTGGAAGAGCAACTAGAAACAGCAAGGAGCCATCAAAGGGAATTGTTTGTACTAGAGGCAGATTTAGTTATTACTAAAGATATACAATCTGGAGTACATGCTGCTGCACTTGCAAATAGGAAAGCACAGGAAGCATTGGATGAAGAAGAAAATGCTGTTATACCATATCCAGAAGACGATCCTATTAATAATATAGATCCACCAGCAACACCGCCTGAAGAGTAATGTCAGCGAAAGTAACGACACATAAAATATCTGGTATTGGTCCTACATTAGGTCAGGTTAGTGTTAGTGCTGGTCATACCTTTGAGGTGGATGGTGTTGTTGACTTAAGTCATTGTACTTCACAAGCATTTCAGTTACCAACAGGTACTACATCACAGAGACCACAGAATCCACTTACAGGTTATCTTAGATGGAATACTGATACTGATTCCGAAACAGGAAGTACTATTGGATTAGAATATTATAATGGTACTGAGTGGTGGAAGATTAATACTGCACCAGAACCTGAAGAAGAGGAGGATCCATAAATGAGTATTATAAGATTTGATGAATTATATGGTCCAGAGCAATCGGAGATGATGCTTCAGATGGATGGTCAAGACCATCTTAATATCTTTGGGCAGTTTGCTATGGGACAAAATGGTCAGATATGTCTACCATCTGGCACAACAGGACAAAGACCAACAAATCCCCAAGTTGGGATGATAAGAATTAATGAAACCTTACTTGCTATAGAAGTATACGATGGTGAGACATGGATACCAGTTACAAATCCTCAAGGTGGTGCTGGTAGTGGTCTAACAACTGTTTCAGGTCAAGAGAAATGGACATCTTCAGGATCATTCTCATGGACATGTCCTGATAATGTTTATGATGTCTGTGTAGTTGCTGTTGGTGCTGGTGGTGGTTCTACCAGAGATGAACAAGGTGCAGGTGGAGGTGGTGGTCTTGGATGGGCAAATGCTATCCCAGTTCAACCAGGTCAGAGTTATACTGTATTTGTAGGAGCAAAAGGAACACCAGCATCTCCAGGAAATTATGCTGGTAATGGTGGAACTTCATACTTTATAGACACTAATACTGTGTATGGTGGTGGAGGAGGTGGAACTGGTAGAGATAGAAATGGTTCTGCTAGTAGACCAGGTTACGGTGGTCAAGGTGGAGGATTTGGTGGTTCAGGTGGATCTTCTCAAGGTGGAGGATTTGGTGGTAATGGTGGAGATGGTAACAGAAGTAGTTTAAGTGATACAGGACAATCTTGTGGTGGAGGTGGTGCTGGTGGATACTCAGGAAATGGAGGATATGGAGGTCACCATACTTCAGGTTGGGGTACTGGTGGAAATGGTGCTGGAGGCGGTGGATCAGGTGGATATGCTGGTTCTTCCGAATCCTATGGAGGAGGCGGTGGAGGCGTAGGTCTCAATGGTCAAGGTGCTAATGGACAAGTAAGTTCCAGTAGTGGTGGTGCTGGTCGTGGTGGATCAGGTGGTTCTAATGGTGGAGGAAACACAGGTAATGACCCAGATGTTCCAGGTGGTGATTATGGTGGAGGTGCTGGATCAAACGACTCTTGGGGTTCTTATGGTGGTATAGGTGCAGTAAGAATTATATGGGGACCAGATAGAGCATTTCCAAGTACCAACACCTCAGACCAATAAATATAATGGAGGAATAGTATACAGTCATGTCAGAATTTTCATCAAGACTCCTATCAGCAGGTACCATTAACGTAAGTGGTATGGTAACTGGTAATAAAGGAATAATGGTTCCTTCAGTTACTACTGCTAACCGACCATCTGGAATGACTGGATCTCATTCAGGTGCATTAATATATGATAACGAGAAAGAAACTTTATGTGTATGGTCAGGTAGTTCTTGGATTGAGGTGGGTAGAGCAGTTGATGTTTTACCTACATGGGATGAATCAACAAAACCATCAACTAATCTACAAAATGGTTTGATTGGATATAATACAGAAATAGAAGAGATAGAGATATACTTTGATCCAGGCGAACCTGGAGATAATGACGAGGAGGAGGAAGCAGGTTGGATTACACCATTTGGAGGTGGTGCTGGTGGAAAATTATTTGATTTCTCATCATTTACATTCAAATCTATTGTAAGTAGAGGTAGTAAGACTGGTCCCAACCAAAGTCAAATGACCTCAGAATATAGTGGTCAACCTTGGAATGATGGTACTAACTTTGGTCAAGGAACTTATCAAGGTTATCAACTATGGACTGTTCCTGAAGATGCTAATTATCAGATAGAAGCAGGTGGAGCAAGAGGAGGAAGAGACTATAATTATGGGTATACTGATTATTGGGGTGCAAAGATTACAGGAACTTTCTCACTTACTAAAGGAGATCAACTTGAAATGGTAGTTGGTGTTGGTGGTGGTCAGTACTATTCACCTCATGGTAATGAGGCAGGTGGAGGTGGAGGATCATTTGTTAAGAACGCTACAAGTGGATCTCCTCTTCTTATTGCTGGTGGTGCTGGTGGATCTCCTAGTAACAACTGGGGATGGTCATGTAGCAGACCTACATCATGGGCAAGAGGTCAATCTGGACAATCAGGTGGAAGACCAACTTGTTACTATAACCCTTCACAACCTAGTAATGGGTATGGTGGAAATACCAGTGGTGGATACATGGGTGGTGCTGGTGGTGGATACTTGACTGGTGGTCAGAATGGCGGTGGTCATTGTTGTACTGCTTACGGTGGTCAAGGATTTAATAATGGTATGGTAGGTGGAGATGGTAACTGTTGCTATGGATCAGGAAATAAAGGTGGATTTGGTGGAGGTGGTGGAGGACAACTATCTGGACCAGGTGCTGGTGGAGGTTGGACTGGAGGTTGCACTTCAGGTCAATGGTCTTCTGGATCAACTGGTGGAGGTGGTGGAGGTTCTTACAATGCTGGAACCAATGCACAGAATCAGGCAGGTGGTAATACAAGTAATACTGCTAGTACATACACAGGAGATGGATATATTAAGATAACCAAACAATAAACTGGCATAGCTATAGACAAAGAGGGTAACTTTCTGTTATACTGGCGAAGTATAATAGCAGAAAGATGCCCTCATTTTATTTACAATCCATTGATGACAATGGTACAAAGACAACTAAATCATTTGAATCATGTTATATTGATGAAGTGGTTGATTATGTTGATGATTTTCTTAGAGGTTCAGGATTTGCCTATGATGAGTTAAAACTTGTTAAAGCATTTAGTTCTGACGAATCTTCTAAGACTCTTTTAACGGAACATGTTGATGAGTATCGGAGAACACAGTCGTCAATCGACTAATCTGCATACATACAAATGTAGTCTATTAAATTGCACAAACAAACTCATGGGTAAAACTTATAGGCGTGGTGGTGCTGAAAGGGGTTATTCCTCACCAGGTAAATCACTACGAGATAAGAGGCAACGAGGTACAAACAGATCTGAATTTAGAGAAGGAAATTATGACAACTATAGAAACAAAACTAAATCTAAAACTGACTATGAGGATCAACAACAATGGACTTAAAAAAGAATAAAATACCAGGAGTTGATGTGTCGGATCAATTTCATGGTCTATTCCCTGATACATTCTATGAAGAGAATAACTCTGATATAGAATATGATGATGCTTCATTTGATGGAGTAGAAATAGAATATACAACATCACTATAATGAAAGATCAAAATACTATTATTCAAAGTGAAACTAAATATGAAAAATGGGATAGAGCAAAGACTCTTTTATTAGAGTCATTGCTTAAACCTGATAATCATTTAAGGTCTTGTTCTCATAACCAACAATGTTATGATGAGTTGATGCAACTTAGAGACCTAGTGATAGAAAATGTTAGAGAAATGGAGTATTCAGATGGATATTGAACTACCTGAGTGCATATTATTAAATGATAAAGAGAAACAACTGTTAAAGGATGCTTTTTTATCATATATTAAAGAGTTAGAGATTAAAGCAAAGAAAGATAAGATATTAACTGCTGAAGCATATCAGGAGGTGAGGTATCAACTTGAGGGTATGATACAGAAATTACATCTAGGGTATGGCAGTTAACTAAGTGACACATGACCTCATGTCATTGCATGGGGTTCGTGTATAATATTATTATTAAAGCAATTTTGATATGAACTATCCTCAGTTCAAAGAAATAGAAAACTATTTCAATACTCCTGGAAATCTTGTAACAGATGATTCTACTAGAGATGGAAGAATTGGTAGTCTTTTAGATGAAGAACATAATTTATTAAATGCAAGTAAAGTTTTTGATGACTTAGAAATATATCCACCAAGACTATTTGCTGATTTTAAATTATTCAATCCATTTAATTGGAAATCAACTACAACTACTACAGCAGATAATTGTAGTGCTAAATTGTCTATATTATATTCCTTCTGTGAAATAGATGAAAAGGATTTGCCTAAGTATCAACAATGGCAGAAGTTTTGGGCAAAGGTTAATGAGTATACAGATTATACAGCAGAGCAGTTTGAAGAGATTTATCGTCCATATTATTTCCTCATTCAGAATAAGAAGACTAAGAAAGTATTCATTAATGAATTAAGTACATTAACTAAACTTACACCTAATGGTAATAACTTACCATTTCAAATTAAATGGAATGACAATATGATTCCTAAGAATCAAAACAAAAGAGAAGCATTTATACAATTATTGACAGTATTAGATGAATCTGTTACACTATTTGAGCAAGCACATGCAGGAAGACATGAGGTAATTAATGCTTTCAAGTAATTTACATGTGGGTGATTGTTTAGAGGTTATGGAATCAATAGAGGATGAATCTATTGATTTAATATGTTGTGATCTACCATACGGAACTACATCTATCAAATGGGATGAGATCCTAGATTACAGTAAGATGTGGGAACAATATGGTAGGATAATTAAACCTAAAGGTATTATATGTTTGTTTGGTTCTCAACCATTTACATCTCAATTAATATGTTCTAAGATAGATTGGTTTAGGTATGAGATTATATGGAATAAGAATAAGTGTGGATCACCAGGTCTTGCAAAAAAGAGACCAATGAAAGTGCATGAGAATATATTAATATTCTATAAAAATGCTGGTGGTACATATAATCCTCAAATGACTAAAGGAGAACCATTTAAAAGAAAGAGTAAGAACCCAGAAGGTTATGTAGGTAAGAAGAATGACCACAATTATGGTATGAAACCACGCAAAGAGTTTGAGAATAAAGGAACACGTTATCCTAAATCAATTCTTAATATATCAAGAGACTTCTCTGCACAACAACAAGT